TCATAATAAACAACATCGGTGTTGTTATCCGGGACTGGCCATAGCTTTAAATTAGGAGAAATCTGTCGATCTAAGAAGAATTGATTAACTCGACCTTGGGTGGTCTTGTTAGGAATAGTCAAATACCCGTCGCGGCTCAAACGTAATAGAGAGTAGTCTGTGCCATCACGCTGGACAACAACAGATAGAATATCAATAACGTCCGTGCCCACGTTGTATTCACCGGTGCCGGGAATCATCGTAATAGTGCGTTGTTTAATTGTCCATTGGTTTAGACCACGGTTAGCCCAGTCCGCCAGCAATAGGTTCAAAGACCGCTTTGCGGATTTTAAATCGTAACCCGTCCGAACTTCAAGACCGCAGCGTTCAAATGCCTCTTCGACATACTCTGCAACATCAAGTTCAAAATCTTTGCTTCCGGATGTAGCCATAATCCGTACCTACCTTTTTTTGTTTGCGGTTTTCGCCGACCGCTTAAAAGCTTTAGCGGTAGGAGCGCCTTTTGTTCCGGGCTTACGCATTTTTTCGTTAGAACCCGCTTTTATGCGTTTCTTTTTTGCGTTAATATTCGCATATAAACCCTTGCTTGCCATTAGGCATTCCTCACCGCGCACTTGCTTACTTTTCCGCCTTTGCGCATTTTCTTAACCATACCCCCGCCGCGCATTTTTTTAACCATGCCGCCGTTACGCATTGGTTTTGCTACAACCTTACGCTTTTTGGGTTTCATCGCCATCTTTTAATCTCCTATACAGGGTTTCTCTTAGTTCGTATATGTCACGTGCATTATATTCGGCATCATAAGTATCATAATAGCCTTTTTTATCCAGCTTGTCTGCCGCTTGTTGCAACTTAGACAAACGTTGGACGAATATCATAGCATAGGGCGTTTCTACCAAAGGCGCAAACTCTACGTCTTGAACAAACTCGCTAGGCTCGTCGTCCGGGTGAAAACCCATCAACCAAATGTCTTTGTCTATGAACATACCTTCTGAAATACAGTTGTTTAAACCGTCTAGGTATTCGTGGAAGTCTTCTGAATTCTTGGTGTTTCCTAAATCAGCAATGATCGCGATATCGTGTTTATCGTCCCATTGTGACATACAGGAATATAAGGTCTGGTAGTTCTCTTCGTGAATGAAAAGAATAGCTACTTTGTCGTCTACCCACGCGTTCCGGGCATACGGACACGGGGGCAAGTTATTAAAGTAAGGGCTAGGTTTTTCTAAAATATCGGAAGACCAAAGTTTGATCTCTTTTACAATCTCCGCCTCTAAGGGGTCACTGAAGAAAGCTATGTTCATGGCTACGACAAGAACTTGTGCACCATCGGCGCTATTATTATTAGGATCGCAAGACCCCATATTTTAAGGTCCAAGGCTTTCATTGAAGTTTTTTGTTCGCCTAGTTTCTCCTCAATCCTCTTGTAGCGTAAGTTACATTCGGCTTCGTGCTTCTCTAGCTTGGCTAAAACTTCTGTTACTTTCATAATATCCCCGTCACGCCATGCCGGTCTTTTCTTACCTTGCGCTCGTTTTTGTTTCGTAGGAGGTGTTACTTGCGTGACCATAACTACCTCAGTTATAAAAGACCGTGATGTTGGTGATGTTAGTCAGTACGGCATAACATCCGTCACTAAATAACATCCCCTCGTCCGGTATATAAACATTGTCATCAGTGCTGTTAGCAAAAGCTAACGTTAACTGTGTGGTTCCGCTCGTACTTCCGGTCTTTAAAACCAAAGAAGGACTAGAACCCGCTTGATAATGGATAGCCTTTATGCGCGATCTACCCGCAAAAACGGTTCCGGTTGCGGTTAGGTAGGTTGCTTTTACATCAGACGCCATAATTTATCCCTTCTTCAACTGTAAAAAACAGTAACCGACGTAATGGCGGTTACCGCAGATACCCAGATATCAGAGACTCGAATGCCGTCAGAAGGGATGTTAGCAGAGTGCGTTGCCGAGGCATTTAAATCCATGTCCAAGGCAACCGCGCCACCGCTTCCGTCCGTTATCGTAAGGCGTGGAGAACCCGTCGTTGTTTTGACTTGAACCTGCCTAATACGAGCGGGACCAACACCTACTGATCCCGTCGCGGTTATGCGTATCGATCTTACATCTGAACCCGACATGCGGTTTCTCCTATTACGAGTCAGCGAAAGGAGTCACTAGCGTACCAGAACCCAACGTAATACCAGTGACAGCGTATTTTGCTGAAGCAATGGCCGTTACGGTGATCATTGAACCGGCAAGTCCGCCCTTAGTAGTACCGTTTAAAGTGATGACGTCGTTAGCCGCACCCGAAATAAACGTTTTACCCGTAGCGTTAGTAACGCCGGTATAAAGACCACCCACAAACTTATCAGTACCGTCTGTCTTAATGTCTAAGTCAGTCGCGGTTGTTTCAATAAAGAAGCTAAAAGAAGCGCCAATATTGTTGGCCTGATCAGGGGCGGTGGGGTCGTTAGGGGTCGTAGCCACAATAGTGGGCAACGTGATTTTGCAGTCAGCGTCGTTTACACGAAGCATCCGACCAGCAAAGCCTTGTACGGTGAGAGTGTCATCAGCAGTGATGTTGATGTCATTGTCAGAACCAGCGGAAATGAATCCACCGAGGGATTTGACGGGACCTGAAAAAGTCGTAGCGCCCATAATATTTTCCTCATATGCGAGTTTAAGGCAAATCTGTCTGCATATCGTCAGTCGGGCCTGTCAGATTCACCGGAATGTTTCCCGATAGGTTCAACATACCATTGTACCTTTTACCTGTCAATATTAAGATAAAAAAAGGGGGCCGAAGCCCCCTTTCTCGTACAACAGGTTTGCGTAAATTACGCAGCGCCGGGAGTACCGTAAACACCACGCCAATCGGATACACCGAAAGAGTAACGTTCACGAGCCTTAAAGCGCATGTTGCCGGTATCAAAGTCGCCTTCCATCGCCGTTTTAATGGCTGAACGGTTGAAGTATTTGAAGCCGTTAGGTGCATCAGTCTTAATGAAGAAAGCATCTGTGTCAGTGAGGAAGTGGTTTACCACCGCACCGTCTGGAAGCATTCCCATAGACTTCATTGCGTTATTGTCGTTATCCGCAGTACCAGAGCGCAGGTTCGAGTTAATAACTCGCTCTGCGATGAACTGAAGCTCTTTAGGTATAATAAGCTTCATGCCGCGAACAGCAATCTTCAAACCACGCTCATCTGTCATACCAGCAATATCAATCAACATCTGCTCTAACGAAGTTTCGTTAAGGTCGGCAGCAACTGCCAAGACGTTGGTTTGGTTACCAGATAAAGACGGATGCGCTGCTGAACAAAGTGCTGCACCATCGCCAACCGCATTGACACCAGCCGTGAACGCATTGTTCAGGATTGCTGCCGCTTTGATTTGCTTAGTCTGGGCCATAGAGCGAGCCAGAGCTTTGGTGTAGCGCGATGCAAGACGATCATACAGATTGTCTTCCACTGCTTCCTCAGTAATTGAGAACGCAAGCGCAATGGTTTCGTGAGTGTAACGAGCGGTATAAGTCTCTTGAGCGTCGTCAAAACTGATGGACTGGCCTTCATTTTTAACGGGTGCTGTGGAGAAACCACCGAGCATTACTTCTTCCTCAAACGCTCTGTCCGAAGACTCTTCGTCAAAGATTTCAGTGTGCTCATTTTCGTAACGGTTATATTCGAGTCCAAACAAGGCGTTTAGGCCGGGTTCAAGCTCTTTCGCTAATTGTGCGCGAGAAATAGCCATGTCTTAGCCCTCCTTATACGCCAGTTGCGGTCGCGGTAGTCTGCGAGTCGAAACGGCTTGTGTTTGAATTATAATGAGCGTTTATCCTGACGATAAAAGGAATACCGGCTTCACTGAAGTCCGTGTTCCCTGCGTCGTCTTGAATGCCAACAATACGCAAAGGCAACGTTGCCGTTGTTGCAATTGTAGACACGCCCAAGGCGGAATTTGAGTTACCTACAGCAGTACCAGTACGTGCTGAAGTTCCCAATGAAGCGTTTGCGAACACGGCTGCTTGTGCGGTAGCACGATCAGTTAGTGTTGCGTCAGACGCTACTTTAAACAACTGGTTAGGGTTGTCGGCGACGAAAGCTTTAACAGGATAGTTCGTATCCACGCTTACAGAGCCGGAACCGGGCCAGTAGCTGATCCAGATTGGTTTCTTAGAAACCGAATCTACATACTCCACACCCATCAGGACACCAAGTGCGGGGGTAGTTCCCCCACTTGTGGCACCAGCATAGTCAATAACGCCCGCAGCAAGCGGAACGCAAAGACCATATTGGTAGATCACATTGGTATTGTTAGAGGCGATTTCATACTGAGTTACACCAGTAGAATTTACACCGCTTCCAACAAGCCCGATAGGACGGAGACCATAGGCAGTATTTGTATTAGCCATTTTAGTTCTCTCCTAAAGGGGTAGCCCATTTCATTTGTTGGGGCCACCGAAAGTTACACGAGATTGACGGTCGGGTTTATTGATCGTCATCGATGAATGTGCATTCTCTCTCATCATGTCGTGATCCACTGCATCCATCTGGTCTTTACTTCGACCTGCGAAGTAGTTAGTCCTTT